TGTTTAAAATTGCACAACTTGAACAACGAATTAAAACTTTAGAGGGCGTATAACATGGCTGGAGAAATTAACGGTACTAACGTACTAATCAAAAAAGGCGCAAACAACGGCGCTGACATTGTTGGCCAAATGGAGTTCACTTTAACTCATGCAGGTAGTCCGATCGACCTTAGTAATAAAACTTACGGTGACTTTGTGACTTTGCTAAACGGTGAACTGTCAGGCAAGCAGTTAACTTTTGCAGGTACGTTAGTCTATAACAGCGATGCAACATATCGTAATGTTGTCACAGCGGCATATAACGCCACTATTGAGCAATACTCTTTAGTTTGGCCTGATGGTTACTATATCACAGCTGACTTTATGCCTAACGGGTTAAGTGACGCTTTACCGCATGGTGATAAAGTTGCAACTACTATCAACTTCTTATCCAGTGGTGAGTTTGGCGCACCAACTAACACATAGGTGATTTATTTATGGCTGGAGAACTTAACGGCACTAATGTCCTTTTATATCGTCAAGGCACAAGCGGCTTTGACGAGATAATGGGGCAGTTAGAAATAACCACAACTTACGCAGGTTCACCGATTCCGATTGACAATAAATCATTCGGTGATTTTGTTACATACTTAGATGGTGAGTTATCTACTAAGCAAATCACGTTATCAGGTAACATGATTTACAACGGGGATTCAGCATTCCAACAAATGCGACAAGATAGGTACAACGCGGATCAGGTTAGATACAGGCTAGATTACAACGGTGAAAAAGCGATTGTGTTAACTGGTATATTAGACAGTAAAAGCGACTCACTGCCACAGGGGGCAGCGGCACAAATGGCGTTTAGTATCGCGTCTAGCGGAGTGCCACAAAGTGAGGTTACTTTACTTTCATCTGACGGTTTTAATCTTGTGTCTTCTGACGGCTTAACTTTAACGGGTGGGGTTCCTCTAAATGGAAATTAAACTTTGTTATAAAACGTATCAAGCTAAAATGACAATGGGCGCAATGCGTCAATTTAAGGAACGGACTAAAAAAGATTTATGGTTTACTATTGTTAACGTTTGGCACACCTTTGCGAGCAGCTCAGAGCCTAAAGCGCTTGGTAGATTAAAAGAAGTTTATGAGGTTTGCGACTTTGATACAGCGGCAGAGGTTTTCCACGCTTTAATTAAAGCGGAAGAAAAAAACATCCCACTTGATGAAATTAGAGACGCTATGTTTAGGGTTGGATGGATACCAACAGAGCTCGAAGGTGAAATGTCAGAGCCTTGGCCTATGGTTATGATTCAATTAGCTGTAGCAATAGACGAGCAATTTAGCGCCAACTTAGAAGAATCTAAAAAAAAAGTAACTACCTAGGCGGTCAGTCTAGGTTTGAACAACAAGAAAGTTTCAACATTGAGTTTTGGGACTTTTTTAAATTCATAGTAAACGATCTAAAAATACCGCCTAGTGAATTCTGGTTGATGGACTTTATCGAGGTTACAAAGCTAACCGATAACGAAGAAAACAAACCGATGGATTTAACTATTATGCTAAACGCTGAAAGACAAATGAACGGCGCACCTAGAGAGATTTTAAATTATGGCGACTGAAAGTCTTATTGTCGAGCTAGACGCTAAAACGCAAAAGCTAGACGCTAAACTAGCGTCAACTGATGAAAAACTAAAGCAACTTGAAGGTCAAACCAAAAAGAACGATAAAGCGTTTGTTGAGTTCGGTAAGGCTGCGGTAGGCGTTGCAACTGCTGTAACTGCCGCTGTAACTGCCGCCGCTGTATCCGCTGGTAATTTTGCCAAAGAGCTTGAAATAGCCTCTAATAGATTTGGCGCAACAGTTGAAGAAATGCAAGCCCTGTCATTTGCATCTAGCACAGTTGGAATTGAACTCGATAAACTTGGCGATATCGGAAAAGATGTAAACGAAAAGATTGGTGAGTTTGCCAAAACTGGTGGAGGCGGCTTTCAAGACTTTGTTGATGTAATGGGGTTAGGAGCCGATGAAGCTAGAAAGCTTGCTTTAGAATTCCAAACGCTAAGTGCTGACCAAGTTTTAGGGCGCATGGTTTCACAAATGGAAGCAGCAGGAATAAGCGGAAATCAAATGAGCTTTGCCTTAGAGGGTTTAGCTAGTGATGCAACCGATTTACTTCCATTATTAAAAGGCAACGCGGAAGAATTAAACAAGCTAAAAAATGAATTTGACGGTCTTGGTGTTACATTGACAGCGGACCAAGTTAAAAGACTGAAAGAAGTAAACAAGGAAATGAGTAAGGCATCAGATATAATGTCGACAACTTCGGCTGGTTTAATAGCTGACTACTCTGATGAAATAATTAAAGCTATAACAGCAATGTCAAACCTTGGTGTTAAAACCTTAAACGCCTTCAATGTTATAGCTGTTGGTTGGGGTAACATTGTTGAGATAAGCAAAGCTGCAATAAATGACTTGATTGACGGCACTGATACTTTATCTGAGGTCATGGAGGAGAGGGCCAAAATTAGCAGTCAAGCTTTGTTGAAAATGGAAGAGGGAACAAGCAAGCCGCTTGAAATAATCGTTAAAAAAAGAATTAAAAGCAACGAGGACGAAACAAAAGGTGACAAAGCAAACCAACAACAAAGGCTTAAAAATACAAGAAACTATGTTAATGCACTTTCAACTATTAACGATGCTTTTTTAAATGAAAACAAAGCGATTAAAGCCGCTTTGATTGTTGCTGATACTGCCGCCGCGGTTATGCTACAACTTTCTTCTGGCGACCCATACACAGCATTTGGTCGAGCAGCTGTAGCCGCCGCAACTGGCGCAGCTCAATTAGCAAACCTAAAAAGCGCAACCAGAGGTGGTGGCAATATAAGCGCTGACACTGGCGGAGGTGGCGCAGTTAGCGCAACCAATACCGCACAAGAAACACCAGCGCCAGAAATTGATGTTACAGTTGGCGATGTATCAACAGGCCAAACTAATTCTGTTACACTTATGCTTGAGGATGGCACTCAGATAGCAGAAGGGCTACTGGAAAGCCAAAACGATGCAGAGAGTAACGGCAGAGGGGATACATTTTGATTTTTTCAATGACTAATGCAATCTTTGAAACAACCCCAACTATATCAAGTGGGACTTTGCAGGATGGCGCAATTGCAAACATAACAGAGAGTAACTTCTCAAGAAACGCTAGAGTTTCACCCGCTGGTTTAACCTTATCTATCGACTTTGGTGCTGTTACATGCTCATACCTTGCGCTGCATGGTCTTTTGTTTGGCTCAGCAGGTCGCGGCACTTCTATAACATCCAGGGTTTATGACGGTGGAACTTTGATAAGAGAGTTTCAAACAAACTCAGGCTACAGTGATATAATGTTCACGTTTGATTTACGCTCATTTTCAAACCTTAGAATCACAATACTAGGTAGCTTTTCTGATTTAACCATCTCTTATTGTGCGGCTGGTAGGTCTACAGTAGTGCCACATAAAGGCGCTCAACCTGGTAGAGCTTTAGATTATTTAAACTTTGACCAGTCTGTCACAGGGTCACGCTCTATTTCTGCTAGACCTATCAGTCAGAAGCTAAGAACAAAGGCAAGTAAAGTATCGCTTAACTTATCTAACATGCCTATTGAATGGGCTAGAGAAGATTACAAGCGTGTTTTAGACCTATACAAAGAAACTGGCATTGTAAGTGTTATCGACTTTGAGGAAGAAGATCACCCAACTGAGTGCTGGGCTGGCTTTGATTTATCATCCAAAGCGAAAACATACAACGGAACAAGAAAGCTAGTGGCTATAAATATGAGTTTTAACTCGACATCTAATTACGGAGTTTACTATTAATGATTGATGAATATTACATTGTCGAATGGGAATTACCTGTAATTACTGGCGCATCTAGCGGTTTTGGTACGCCAACAACCACACCAGACGGTGCTGGCGGAACACTTGGAACTAAAACTTATCGCTTCACTGATTCGCCTAGAATACTAGAGGATGGTATTTACAAGTGCATTACAAACGTAAATGAAACACCTGTAGAGTTAAAAGGCGGCACAGGCTTAGCGAGCAGAGCAACCATATCAATATCATTCACTGATTTTGTTAATGAAGACCCAAACGCAGATAGCCCCGCTTTGTCTACAAATCCTAACATTAGAAAAAACAGCACGTTTTTTAATAAGCTAAATCAACGCAACTACCTAACAAATAAAACGCTTAGGTTAATTAAAATCGGTGTTAACCCGTTAACAGGTGCAGAGGTTTACAGAAAGACCGATAGTTATTTATCTCAGTCATTTAAACGCTCTAGCAATGGCTCATGGTCTTTAGTGGCACAAGATGCCATGTACAAGGCGGACGCAAGTAAAAACCAATACCCACAACCTATAACGGGTAGATTGACAACAGCTTTAACCGATACCGACACAAGTTTGGTTATTGACGGTGATATTTCTGATTGGTCAGGCGGTAACTATGCGGCTGTTGTTGGCGATGAAATAATGAAAATCACAAACGCAACTGGGAGTTCAACGCAAGTTACATTAACGGTTGCACGCGGAAATATAACACTAGGGACAGCAAACCAAAGAACGATAAAAGTTACACCCCAAGCGCACGATGATGATAGCGAAGTGTTTAGAGGTATTGTTTTTGATGGCGTTCAGATTGCCGATATTTTAACAGGTGTATTTGACAGTATTGGCCTTGATAATACGCTTTACAATTACACTGAAATTAACAACGAATTAACAACTTGGATATCATCACCAGAAGTATCGACTATTTATTATGAATCTGACGATGCAGACAAAGTGTTAAATGATATTTGCTCAACTTACTTGATAGATGTTTGGTTTGATGTTGAATCAACTGTTTCGTACCCAAGCGGGCAGGTTAAGGTCAAGTCAACCTCACCTTGGAATGAGACAGTGAAGTCATTAACAGAGGGCGTTGACTATGCTGACAAATCTTTAGTGATAAACCAACCAGAGAAAAAACAATTTAGTCGCTGCTTCCTTCAATACAATAAAGCAAACCTAACGGCAAATAATGACGATGTTAATTTCTTAACGTCTAGTTTATTTAAAAATAGTGAAGTTGAACAAGATAAGTTCGCTGGTGAGGTTACACTTAAACGACTTGCTAAATCAATAATATTGGCAAATAGCCCAGTTGACTTACAGGTGGCTGATTTAACTGCTTCGAGATTTGTCAGAAGGTTCTCGCAAAAGCCAAGTGTTTATACATTTCCTGTGGATTATGAAGCGTTGGACGGCATCCAGTTGGGTGATGTTATAGATGTTTTATCAGATGCAATAATCGAGGATGATGGTTCGCCAAAGCAAACGAACCGCGCACAGGTTATTAATATTAAACCTGTTAGAGACTCAAAGGCAGGCATTAGTTACAAAATAAAAGCGTTAACTTATGATCCATTTGCTGGGGCTACAGGAAACGTAATACCTGTAAATGCAACTGAGAATGTAAACCTATTTAACCAAGCTAATGGGCCAGCAGTTGCGGATGATTTTGTTTTCATTTTTGATGGAAACTTAATGTCAGAGGGTGGACTAGGGCAAACAATAACAACAGGATTATGGCCTAGCGGCTCTGTGTTGCACGTTGTTTTACTGAATAATGCAGATTTTAGAGCTAGAGGCGGTAACGGTGGCGATGCACCTGGCGGTCAATTTGCGACAAACGGCACAGGTGGCGGTGTTGTATTTAGGTGCGAAAGTGGAAATACGATAACCGTTAATATTTATTTATCAGGCTCGCGCAATATTGAGGGTGAAACCTATAATTGTGCTGGTAAGTTGATCGCCCCCGGTGGCGGTGGTGGTGCTTCTGGTATCACTCTCATAGATGGTGGCCCTGAGTTTGATGCTGGTGACGGTGGCGGTGGTGGAGCTGGTAGACCTTTCGGGGTTGGCGGTACTGGTGGCACTGGCTCTTTTGGTCTTTCCGGGCTTGATGGTAATAATGGTTTACTCGATACGGGTGGTGCTGGTGGTGGTAACGGTGGCAATAACGGCCTTAACGGTAACAACGGGACACCTAACGACTCAGGTAGCACACTTGGTGGTAATGCCGGTAGTGCAATTGTTATTACAGCAGGCTCAACTGTTAATGTTTACGGCAACACCGCTGCCAACTACATACAAGGCAACGGCAACACGCCTAACTTTATTCCGTAATTTTTAAACCAGAGAATACTAACGAATTTTGACTGGCCTGTATAAACCCAGGCTTGTCAATTTGAGTTAGCTTATAATGACTTGAATATCCGTTTATATTTCCTCTATCGAGCAGACATTCGCCGTTGTTTTCCACATAAGCGTAAACAAAACCTTCATCGTTTAGGCTTTCAGATACTAACATTTTACCGTTTAATTGACTGTAGCCAACAGCAACACCACCTAAGTTCGAAAAAGTCCTAATGCTACCTATTGAACCAATCCAAACAGCCTCAGTGCATGATGCGTCAGAGTATCTAATATGACCAACTTGGTTTATTCCGCTACCTTTTATTGGATATATGATGCCTTCATACTTAGCAACAAACATATCGCCAGTGTAAAAAAGCAACTCCATATCAAAGCTGTTAACCTCGATATAATAATCTGGCTTTGTTATTACCTGCTCAACTTCTTTTGTGTCACTGTTTGACTTTGTCTCACTACAACCAACCGTAAACAAAACCATAAAAATAACAGCAATCCACGTTAAACACGCAATTAACAACTTTCTCAACTCTTTAGTATTTCTCACTTTCTTCTCCTTTCGTACCATCTAGCACGTTTATTTTAAATTCATTACCTGCTCAACACTATTAACTATCATGTATTCACCTTGCCATTCATTCATAAACTTAACCTCTCCATCACTAAGTTTTTGCTGGCTTTTTGGTTTGCTACCGTCTTTAACTTCAATAGCTATTGTTCTGCCGTTTTTAGACACGATTAAATCGCAGCAATTCTTTAGCTGGCTAATAATCAGTACGTACCAGCCCAACTTTCGAAACACCTTTACTATCTCAGATTGATTTGCGTCTACTCTTGCTGCACGTCTAAAACTCATAATACCGCCTTAATAACATTATCACTAAAAGGCACAGTGTAACCCTCCTGTTTCATTCTCTGCACCATTTCAACCCACATGGTTATACAGTTGCCAAATTGCTTTTCAAACACTCTACGGCTTTTGCAGATTGCATAAGGGTTATTACTGGTTATGTCGTGTAAATCCACTGGTATAGGCAGGACCACAAACTCACCTACCTTTTCACTAACTAAGTTAACTTTACGCTTAGCTTGGGCCCCAATAACATGGTCTAATTGAAACTCGTTAGGCATAACGCAGTAACCACCAAACTTTTTAATTAACCAATCTGATTCAGTAGCGAACCTAGCAACATCACTATGCCATTTCTTTTCCAATGCTGTTCTTTGTTTACTTCTCATTTTTCCAACCTTTTAAAAGCCAAAACCACAGACGCTATAATTGCCACACCACCAACAACAAGCCAAAATATAACCGGCAACCATACTTGTACATTACTCATAACTATCTCCTTAAAAATAACTCAACAACTGGTTATAAACATTTTCGTCATTGGTTTTAAATATATGCTTTAATGCAGCTTGTATAAGCGCGTTATAACACTGTTCAAATTCTTCTTGACTCATATTGCCATAAGCAAGAGATTTGGCCTCTAATCGCATTTCACTGCGTATATTAAACACTTGATGACTAAACCCAGCTAATATAGTTAGGTCTTTTCTAAACTTATCAAACTGCAATTGCTCATCGTGGAACTCATGACCACCACCCCAATGTTCAAAACAGAAGTTAAAGAATGAAAACACTTTGCGATGAAAACTTGGGTTGCGACTTAGTTTAATCTCACAAGTGTACTGTTCACCGTTTTTAAACTTAGTTAGCTTTTCAAGTTCCATGTCATTTGCTGGGCCTAATACACCACCAGCAAATTTAATCATTTCTATTTTCACGATTTAAACCTTATCCTCTGTTAAATAATCACAGTTAGGATTGTTAATCTTTTTAGCTTTTACTTTCATTTTCTAAAACCTTCAAGTTGTTGGTTTCACACTCACCTATTGCTTGTTGTATTTGAGATACAACAGCGTCAACCTGACATTTAAACTTGTTGGCTTCTATAAGTTGAGGGTGGTCGATAGTAGAATTCCCCATGTATTTATCCAGAACATCCTCTACATCAATCTGCGCAGATTCATTCTCTTTGTGCAAAATGACGCAACCTACAATTTTAACCAATTCCCCATGCAGTTTATTCCTATCAATCATCTTTACAGCTCCTTATCTAACCAACAGTTAATATCAATTTCAGCCTTTCTACTCTCGTGGTACTTATCTATATCCCAACGAACTTCTGGCTTAGTTGCTGTCTTTTTACTTCTATCTGTAGCTGCTAATATCTGACCTGCAATGTCTTCCGCTGCTAGTTCAAATTCTGGTGTTACTATCATCGTTCTATCTCCTAATTGACTTAATTGATAGCCTCGTAAGGCTATCTATAAATTAACTATTTAGTTTTATTTTCAACCATTTCAGATAGTGATTTAGATAGCGCATCCTCTACAGCACTTTTTAATTGCCAATTATCACCTAACCCATTTATCACACTCTTAACTGTATTATTTACCGCTTGTTGTATTTGTACTTTAACCCAACCCTCGTTAAGTGTTTTTTCTAATGCCTCTTGAACCATTTCATTAAATTCGTCGTTATGCTTTTGCATGTGATGCATAACGCTATGTTTTAGCCCATCCATTTCAATTCTAATAATCGGTGTCATTTCATCTATCTCCGTTTTGTTTAACTAACCCTAACTATAATGATTATTTTGGAGGTGTCAAATAAAATAGTAAACTTTTTTACGTTAAAATATAATTGACAGAATTAAACCAATGTCGTACATTTACCAAAGTTGATTAATAAGAGGAGATTCTAAATTGGCTAAGCAAATAAAGTTAGATGATAAGACAAATAGCTTGCTTGATATTATAAGTATCGGGCGAAAAGAAACGGGCGCATTAATTAAGACTAAGCAAGACATAGTGAAAGAGTTAATTATAGCTGCCGCTAAAAAAGAATTACCCAAAGATACATTTGAAGGTTTGGGGTTTAAATAATTTTTATATAGCTATTGCAGAAGCTAAACCAGACTGCACAGGAGGAAAAATGTTAACTCATTTTGAAAGGCCGGAAGAAAGTAAAATGCTTTACTTTAAGTTAAGCAGCTCATTTCAAATTATCGAAGAGAAGTCTAGTGCAACATATAAGTTTGCTGGAATTTATGCGATATACAAAGATGACATTTGCTATTACATCGGACAAAGCAAGAACTTAGCAAGTCGCTTATCTCAACATATAAACGGAAAATACAGTGGAGTTGACAGGGTTGTGATATTCACACCATGGATAAATGATGTGAATTTTTACGATCAGAAAAAGGAAGTTCAAAAGATTATTTTAGAGCAAAACGAAATGACTTTAATGCGAATGTTAAAGCCAATTGAGAACCTAATAACACCATCTGATGAATTTGAACCAAGAGAGGATTTCACATTCGAATCTTTAAAGCATGGCCTTTACGATGGCTTTTTTCAAGAAATGGCGTCAATGACTGTATATGTGGAAAAATACAATATTTCAGTAGTATCCGGTGACAGCGATTCTTACTGCAATTTTGACGGTGGCGTATTTCGCAACCACAATGAATTTGTTGTAAGTGCATACAAGCATTTCGGTGATGATGCTTTTAATAGAGGTATCATCTAATGCGCATAAGAACTATAAAGCCAGAGTTTTGGCAAAGTGAGGATTTAGCTAATGTTAGCGACAAAGCCAAGCTTTTAGCTATCGGCCTATTAAACATATCTGATGATGAAGGGTATTTAAAAGCACACCCAGCAGTAATAAAAAGCCAAATATTCCCATTCATTGAAGAATCAGTGAATATTCAAGGATTGTTAATTGAGCTATCAAACGCTAACTACTTGACGCTTTTGGATGGTGATGACGGTAAACAGTATGTGTTTATAGATAATTTCACAAAACACCAGAAGGTTAACCGCCCAACCCCAAGTAAAATAAGGGCTACAATTGAATTCACTGAAAGTTCAGTGAATGATCACGAACAACTCACTATAGGAAAGGAAAGGAAAGGAACAGGGAAAGGAAAGGAACAGGGAAAGGAAAGGAATGAAGATCAAGCTTCTATGTCTGACAAGTCAGACGCTATCTCTGTTTTAAATTACATGAATGAGTCTTTAGGAACTAAATACAAATCAACAACAGTTAGTCACATTGAAAATATAAATGGAAGATTATCAGAAGGTCATAGTGTTGAAGATTGTAAACTGGTTATTGATTCTAAAAAAACAGAATGGTTAAACGATCCAAAAATGGCAGGTTATTTAAGACCTCAAACTTTATTCCAAGTTGGAAAGTTTCAAGGGTATTTAATTGCTGCAAAAACCAGCCCAGCGAAATCAGGTCACAACCTGTCTAACAAAAACTATGTTTCGGAGGACTTATGAGCAAAAGAATAGAGTCGGAGTTTTACAAAAACAAAGCCAAAGAGAAGTTGTCTTTGAATGGTATTAAACACCCCAAGCCGTTAGTTACAAAAGAAGAGTATCTTGACGGAAAAGAAATAGCGATCTGTGAAAAGCATGGTGAGTTTGAGGTTCAGTTTTTGGATGGGATTATAAAAATGGTTTATTCAACATGCCAAGGGTGCGTTGATGAATACCAAAGCAAAGTAACAGAACTCGCTGAAAAGCTAGAGCAGGAGGAAGAGCAAAGGCTACTTGATAACAGAATTTTTAATTCAGGTGTAAGTGAAAGACATTTTGATAAAACTTTTGATAACTATGTAGCCGACACAGATGAAAGAAAGTTTGCGCTAGATTCAATGAAATACTTTTGCAAAAAGATTGAGGAGGGTGAATGTAAAAACATGATCCTTTGCGGTTCGGTAGGAACTGGCAAAACTCATTTATGCCAAGCGGCTATTAGGTATTTTGCGGAAACAACGCATCCTTCAGAGTTTAGCATGAAGATGGCAACCATAACGCAGATAATCAGATACTACCGCGCATCATGGGATAAAAACACTGACTACAGCGAACAAGATGCAATCAATAACCTATCAAACCAATCTCTGTTAATCATTGACGAGTTAGGCGTTCAAAATGGTACTGACAACGAAATAAATATCATATTTGAGATAATCAACAATCGATATGAAAACAAGTTGCCAACAGTGATTATTAGCAACTTGGAAAAAGATGAGGTTGTTAACTTGTTAGGTAATCGAATAATCGACCGATTAAAGGAAGACGGCTGTCGGGTGCTTGGTATGCAATGGGATAGCTACAGAGAAACAAACAAAAGTAATTTTTAACAGTTAACAAGGATTAAAAGATGAATACGGCATTTGTAATTATAGACAGTAACGAAAAATTAATAAGAATGGACTTAGAGACAAAGGCGCTCTTGATTTTTGACGAAAAGAAAGACGCAGAAAAGCATCTGCTAAAAATAAAGCCAGAGCGCGACAGAAGATCAAGTGAAATTATAGAAGTTGAAATGAAGTTAAAGCGAATTTAACACGTAAACACAAAGGAGATAAAACATGAGTAACGTAATAGAATTTAAAAACAAAGATGACATTGAGTATATAAAAGGCGATTACAATGAGCCTGATATAGTTGGTATTAAAACGCCATCTTGCTCGATACAATACGCACCAGATTTACATGATGTTTTAGTCGGTGACTATTGGATCAAAAGAGACCATCTTATAGCATTTATTTTCGCAACTGATATTTGGCACGACATTAATAAAATAATTAAGGATTGCGAATAATGAGCATTGAAAACCACGAGTTCGCAGATGTGCTTGCAGAGTTCGAAGTAAACGAAGCTACAGACCCAAGCAAAATTGTTTT